GTTTAATAAAATTATGGTAGGTTGCAACCCGATAAAAGAGTGGCCTAGCATTTATCAAAGTTTGTGTACCGGCAAGGTTTTTGCTGGGGATATTAAGAATTGGGATGGAAGTATGAATGCCGAACTTCAGCAGTTACTTGCCGAATTTTTGGTTGATAAAAGCACGAGTGATAATAAGAATTTGTTGTGGGCTTTAGTAGGCACATTGACTAATTCACTTGTCGTTATAGGAAAAGATACTTTTTTAACAACACATTCTATGCCTTCTGGGAGTTATTTAACCGCTATTATGAATAGTATTATTAATAAACTGTACACTGCTATTTGGTATTTCCGTAATGTGCAAAATCCGACCATAGTTGATTTTTGGAAATCTGTAGATGATTTTGTTTACGGGGATGATAAATTAAATGTGGTGAGAAAACATCACGATACTTTGAATGCCATTACTATGAAAGAATTTTTTGAAAGTGTTAATATGGGTTTTACCGATTCAGTTAAGAAACCAATTGTTGTTCCATTCCAAGATATTTCCGAAGTTACTTTTTTAAAACGATCTTTTGTTTACCATAATTTATTGAAGAAGGTGGTTTGTCCGTTAGAGTTGCGAGTGATTCAAAACACTCTCTCGTATTATATGGCTGGAAAAGACCAGTTAAGTGTTTTACAAGATAAGATTCACGCAGCACAGCGAGAGTTTTATTTACATAGTGATAGAGAATTTTTATTATCCGATTTTTATCAAAGGTTGGATAAGTTTAAGGTACCTTATAACAGGCTGTCTATGGGATATATGAAATCTGTTTATGCAGATGAAAATGTTTCAGTCCCGGTCAGTTTTGGGGAACCAAATTTGTATTTTTAAGTTATATATTGCGTTATAATCTTTTCCGAACCTTAAATGGAAAAGAGCGACTGACTTATCAATATTTTATAATTTAAGGAGATGGGTTATTGATACTTATTGTGGTTTGTATCCCTATCTATAAAATAATGCCACAGCAAATAATACTTATAATTATAATGAAGACACTGGAATGAAGGAGACAGTGAATAAATATTTCTCCTCAATTAAAGCGCGTTCAGCTATAGAACCTGAGCGTATGTACGCTAAATTTCCTAAGCTAGCTTGTGTTCCTCAAGAACTAGCCATGGATTATACGCGTATTTTAAACAAGCCCTATTATATATCAACTGTTCCTTGGGCTACTTCTCAAATTAAAGGAACAGAACTTTTTCAGACGTTTGGAGGTGATTTTGTAAATGGATTTAATGTCCCAAGCTCTCTCTTTTTGAGTACGTTGGCCAAGTTGCCATTCTTTGCTTCAGTTTTGTATCGATGTAAAATTCGTTTAACCATTCAGATTGCTGGAACACCCATGCATCAAGGGTGTGTTTTGTTTGCAGCTCAACCGGTTGGATTTCGAATCGCTGGAGCTCCGACTCCTATTCCGAATGCCGATGTCAATTCGTTGATGGCTGGTCCTCATGTGTTTGCTTTTGCTAATGAGTCGACTGCGGTTAGTTTGGAGGTGCCGTTTTACTTCAATACTAAACTGGGTAAGTGTGATTTGGATCAACTAACTATTCAACCCAATTTTTCATTTGGCAATTATGCTCAAGTTTTGGCAGTTGTACTTAATCCTTTAGAAGGGCCCGCGGGTTCTTCTACAACTTTATCGTTTTCCGTTCATGCCGAGTATGAAGATATGGAATTTTATATTCCTCATACAGACCCAACTTATGAACCTGTACCTACTTTGGTAGCTCAGGGTTTTGTTTCTGGAGTTCAAGGAGCTGCTTCTAGTTTTTTAGATACCA